CGCCAAGGAAAGTGATGCGGTCAAAGGTTTTCCGGTAATCTTCCAGTTCAGCTCCTTTGACAGATGATGTGTACTGCTGGTCAAGTAGTTCCGTGTAGTGCTTGCTCAAAATCTTAGGGTTCCAGTTAACATCCTTTGTGACTGCGATGATATGGTCGTCTCCAAGTGCTTTCATCCTTACATGATCTTCAAAAATAAGGTGTGGGTGCGTGATCTTAAAGATGTACCTGACATAAGCTTCGTTGACTAGGCAGTTCAGAATTGTGGTCCAGAAGCAGCCCGACGCCTGATTGCAGATGGTCGAAAACTGAAAAGCTCCTACTTGCATTGGGGTTTTGGTCTCGTGGTCGTGCATGAACTGTGACATTTGAGTGGACACGCCCAAAAATTGTTTGGCGAGCGCTTTGATGACACCGTACGCACCTTCTTGGAATTGTGGTACCATTCGGTAGTCCCATTCACAAATGTCTCCATCTATGAATGACACATCGGCAGTGTCCAAACTAGTCAGTTGGTCGTGTAGTCCGTTCATCATGTGCGAGTACTGATTAACCCCAATTGCTGCAACAATACGCGGAGAGTTCTGGAAAGCGATGAAGATCGATCCGTACAACATCCGGAAAGCTACAAGGCAAATAAGATCGTTGGCATAAATCATGCGCGTCCTGATGTTCTTGATCTTTGACTCAGACACCAGTTCATCTTTAAGGAAACCCAAAAACACGTGGTCTATTGTGGATGGGTCTCCATTATAGCGGGCCATCTCATCCAGCTTCTGCCGGACCAATTTCTCAAACTCACGGTCGTAATGAAAATTTCCTTCTTGATCAAACCAGATGAATTCCTGCTTCCCTCGTCCCCTAGTTGTTTTGATTAGGGGGTAGCCAGCACTGGTCTTAACTCTCAAGCTTGACAACAAGCCAGGGATTCCCTTGCACGCTTCTTCAAAAGTTAACTGCCTCTGTACCTTCCAGCACAGTTGGTGGGACAGTTCGCGGTAGAGGTCTGTGAAGGTCTCATCAACCAACCCTTGGTCTACCACGATTGGTTTCCTGTCTAGCGTTCGTAACATAGACAATGCACCA